AAAGAAAAAGCAGTAACGTCCAGGTCTGCTTTCGGTACTGACGTCCAAAAGTTGCCACCGCCATTCCTCCACCAACTCGTCCTTGCACCAGTCCAGGACCGACTCAAGTACACCAAACGGCTTGGCTATTTCTTTGGCATGGGCAAAGCTGTCTCGATCCCGCATGTACTGTATGGGATTTTTCAGTAAACCATCGGTATCTCTACGCAAAGTCATTGAGTGCGGTTAGTAAACTATCTCGGGGCATCTGCCAGAATTCATAGCTTTCGCGTATGTCGGCCACGTAGCCCGGGCTGGGACGTCCTGACTTGGGATCGGTCATTTCATAAAAGAAAAACTGCTGACCGTCCTGGATCCAGGTGCGCTTGGTGTAGTAACTGGGGAATCCTTCAAAGGTATCCAGGCTCTGTTCACATTCTTCAGTAATGGCCCAGAGCACTCCGTGTGTCTCAGCACCACGCTTAGGTTCAATGGTGGCATGATTGTAAAACTTCAACTCCCAATCACGCAGAACAAATGAACCTATGCCCAGGGCTCCAGGACAACGCCACTGCATGGCCGCCGGGTGCATGTTGGCTCCATATGCAAAATACAGGTTACAATCTTTCAAGATAATATCTCACAATGTAGTCGTTGACCTGATCTGCGGGCCACTGAGTATAATACAGTAAGTTATCTGTGATACCAAAGGCGTTGCAGAAACTCTGTCCATATCGTTGTCCTTGCAGGGCTTCAAAGGTAAAGTCCTGTTTCCATTGCTCAAATGCCTCTCGGGTAACGGGTTCATGAACTCGATCTGTTCGATCTGCAAAAGCTACAATTTGTTCCATTGCGGTTTTTCTTGTCATATACTATTTTAACACGCTTTCGCCATTTGTGTCAATCTTGGTAATAGTCCATTTATAATTTTTTCCATATTTGCTTTTGGATCGTCTCTCGGCCATGCACTTAACAAACATCCAAAAAGAAAGATCGTGGTCTTGACAGAATTTTTTTAATCCCATTTTGCTTTCAACTAGAAAGATTTGGTTGCTTGGTGAGACCAATTTATATACCGATCCGTAGTTTGGGTTATTTTTTCCAGCCAAACTTTTTCTGTTGGCCATACCCAATTTATACCCAGGATAATCTTTCCTACTACCACCATCTCCGTGCTCCGGCACTAAGTTAGCAAACTCTTTAGATTCAACAATATTCCATAACTCAGAATAATATTTGCCCATTTTTTCTATTTCTGGTTGGCTATCGGTTTCAAATAAAATTTCAGTGTGTATATTATTGCCATATTTTTTTAAATGATCTCTCCAGACCTTGCCAGAACCTAGATATTTTTGAGGGTCTCTAGTGGTTTTGCCAAGATATTTTAGTCCGCTGATATTGTGAGTTTTTAGATACAAGTAGATCATTCTTCGACCTCGATCCAAGTATAATCACCCAACCATTTTACCCTACAGATGTATTCATAATGGTCTGGTTTGGCTGTAGTCCATTCATCTGGTCCAGTTTGGGTCAACAAGGTTCCGCCACGGGCCAGATCACGGGCCAACCAATAGCACTGACCATGGTAGATTTGGAACGAATATTTGGCCGCATGCACCAGATCGGTTATGTCTAGTCTACGTCGCACATCATCGGCTTGACGCTGTAGCACAGCAACCAGTTCCATGATACGATTGTATTCCTGGTGACCGTGCATCCTGGCCACATTGACCATGATGTCTTTTTGTTTTTCGATAGGAATTAAATCAAAAGCAGGACCGCCCACATCTGTTGGATATGGACTAATATTTCGATTAAAGAAAGTAATTAATTCGCCAGTGGAAGTAGAGTCGTAGCTTAAACGACCATCGGCTGAATTGGGTTTATCTTGGTCTTCGCTCACGGTTCAGACCTTGAAGATAAATAGGCATGCTGATAGTTCCTTTTCAACTGTTAGAGTAGTTGGATCTGCCAGGATCGCGAACTACACTTTTATTTATTATCGTTTTGCGGCCAGTTGCTCAACAGCCTGTTGGGCCATTGCTCGGCGTTGATCCGCTGGATTGTTATCGTTACTGCCCATAGCACTCATCAGGCCCATTCGGGCAGTGGCTTCGTCCTCTGGTAAACCTTTTTTCTTGTCAGCACGGATACGATCTCGTTCTGCCCGATCGGTCGGCATACCGTGACCTTGATAGCCTGTGTGACCATAATCACCTTTTTTTGGCCCTGTCCATTTGACTGGTTCAGCATCTTTGTTTTTTGGGTCATCGATTCTGGGCAAATCCTTCTGTAGTCGACTGATCAGGTCTTTTCGGCCAATGGCTTCGTCAACTTCTTGTTCTCTGGGCGACATAGGAATATGTCCTTTGCCGCCGCAACGACGACACGATTTAGTGGGATCCAAAGTATCCTCGCCACTGCCATCACATTGTGGGCAGGTGCGGGTAGTTTGCCCTTCCGCCACCGGAGTCTGGGCTGTTTCTATTAGGTTGATGTAATCGCGGATCGTTTTCATACAAATATTTATGCTGTTTAACTCCATTTTAATACAAACATAAGATAATCTAATTCAGACTGCCACGCCATCATCCAGCCATCCTGTCGGTCAAACTGCACTAACCTGGCTCCTGCGGGCCGTAATTCACGATTCATTACCGTAACGGGGACCTGGCCATAATCCACGGCCAAGTCAATACAATAGCGATGAAAGTTATCAAACCAGGCAGGCCAAGCATCGGTATAATAACCGCCAAACTCTTGGCGATTATCCACGATGGGCACACAGTATTCACCATTGACGGTGTATGGTTCCATACGATCAGTTATGACCATATCAACCCCACCTCAATCTAAACAAGGTAGCATCCTGCTCACGGCGGAACCACCAATCATAGCCCACTTGATCCCAATCGTCCCAGCCGCCTATGTTATGACAGCACCAAGAAATCACAGGTTCTGGCCGAAGGATGTGTTCGCCCGATACTCCGGTCCAACCGGCATATTTTAGGCGATGATGTATTGCGGCAAGAGTAGGCAAATGTTTAAGATGAGTCACTTGTAACTTCCCCAATCATAAGCAACCCGAAATCCTCGATAACGATAGCCCGATTCCCGGCTGAATGCTCGTCCTTGTAGATGACAAAACTCATCTAATTCTGGAGCCGTTAAGCGAATACAGTCTATTGCCTGCTCATTTTCAAGGGCTTGATCAATAGCTTGATCAATGCGATCAATAACGGTCAGTTCTCGGTAGTCTATTTTCATGATTTACACCACTCTTGCCATTCTTGATACAAGTTGCCTGTTCTCTCAATGCCATAATACCGTTCAATCTGTCGCACAAACTCTACAATCTCCCAAGTGCCATGTGGATCATTCTGTAAGGTTTCGGTAGGGTCGGCCGCTTCTAAGAGATCGTATATCTGTTGGATAGCGAGTGGTTCACATGATTGTCCGCGAGTGAGCCAATCTAGTGGCCGGCCTTCTAGTTTCATCTTATCGTAACTCATGGCTTGAACTCCATATAGGGTGCTATGTCATTGTCAAATATCTGTGCCATTTGACGATACAAAGATTCTTTTTCTTCGTCAGTCATTCCGGATGGAAACGGATACGGGCCAAACTCTCCAGTAGATCGTTCTAATCCGTAATCGTGTCTGCAAGTAAAGCACATACTATTAATAATATCTTCACGAGTTTTCATAGATCTTCTTCCTTCACAGTAGGTATATCAGTCCAGTCACCCCAATCCCACCCAAAGTCTCCCTGATTACTATAGCGATACTGTAGCACAGTTTCACGGATGGCAAAGGCAGTTCTCCCGCCAATAGTATAGTTGTTGCCTGTCTTGCGATCAAGGTAGCGTAGTTCAATTTTCATTGTCAATCTCCGCCCGACGGTAGGCTATCCAGATTAGGAATATGAGTAGTGCGAGTAGGAAGATCATTTGAACATCCATTGTTTAAAGGGTGGTATCCATAAGGGCAAACTGGTAACAAATAGCCAGGCCATTTGTATATAAACAATATTATACGGCAAGACCAAGGCCGCTGTCAAGTAGATGATACTGCTGGCAATCAACCATGTGATACCTTTCATTTGGTAATCCGCCCACGCCAAGTGATGTCACGGCACAACTGCTGGACTTCGGTGTAACTACGGTCAGCATAGTAGTCACGACAGCTATCTTCGGCTGAGTTGTGTCCTACTCTATAGCCACCAAAGAACAGCATAACAGTGGCCATTACGCCAAATAAAAATCCCACAACTTTAACTTGTTGATCCATTATTGTTGCCTCATAATAAAATAGGTTATCACAGAGCCAATGATATAGCCCGCCACATAGGTCAGATAGTAGTTTAAGTATTCCATTAGTTGTCCAATCCTTGTAGTCGTCGAATCTCCGGAGCCCAGACTGCCCGCCAATCTTCCAAAAATGCTACTTGCTGTTTTAGGCGGGCAACCTCACGCTGTAATTCATACACAAGAGTGGCCGGGAAATATTCCTCACACTCGGTATCACCTGAAAATGGGCTATAGGCCATACAGCCGCGTTCGCTACAGACGGGATCTAATAGGGTTGGTTCAATCTTTACCATTGTTCTACCTTTTCTAAAGCTCTAATCAATTCAGATATGACTCGTTTGTCAATGTTGATAAACCGTGTCCGATCCACTTGGTTGGGATACAGTTGGATCCTCACCCGATCGCCCATGTCAATTACGGAAGCATACTGTAGGCCCTGTGATTCGATAGTTGTGGTTGGCCAAGTTTCGTTCATTTTTCTATCCACCATTCTATTTTAGGATTTGTTTGTTCATACAGCTCTACTATTCGATCCATGGTCCATAATTCGTCAGTTTCAAATCGATTCAACCATGAACTAAATCTTGCCCAATCTTGGGCCTTCATAGGACTAACACCAAGCTCTGCTCCATATGGACCTAACCCGGTGCCACGACAATCAATTCGACCACACGAATACTCCTGCGTGATCTCATCGTATTCAAAGACATCACCGGTCCGACGACCTGTCAAGGCAGAATCTTCTGTGAGTGTTCTTGATACTCGTTGGGTAAGGCCACGGTCTCTATACCATTGTAGATTGACAACGCCCATCCAATTTGTAGAATACCCAATCATTACGATTTCTTTTCATCAAAAGTTCTCAGTGTCAAGTAATCTTCGCGGATTTTAGCACCGTCGGCGTGACCTTTGGAATACCAAAGTGCTTTTATTTCTTCAATGGTTTCTTGAGTGTAGAGTGGGACATCGGTGTCAAAATGTCGAGTTCGTGTGACTGAAGTAGATACAAAATTATCCGCCAAATCTTTGACATCGATCCACGCCACCGGCTTGTTATCAATCATTATAGCACTCCAAAATGTTCTTTGACTGCTACAACCACTTCACTGCCGGTGTCAGGATTCAACATCGTGCCTACCAAGTCGGTGGCTTCTTCTATGATCAGTTGAGCAAAGTGTTCTGCGATCTTGGTAGTATCGTGAATATTCTGTTGTTCAAGATATGCCTGTGCCAAAAGTCGTCTAATATTATCGTTCATTGCTTACTCCTAATTTTTCACTATACTACTATTATACTTGATTGTGAATTATTGGTCAATCCCAGAGATTGCAATAATATTTTCCGAACAATCTAAAACCATTCTGCATACGATCCTGCCACTTTTGGTGGCCGTCCTTATCATACTTGATCTTGCTCACATACTGACCATCTTTATTCCATGGCAATTTTTCATCACCACATTCACTATGATCAAAGAACTGGCTGTCAGCATCGTCTGCGACCTTTTGTTCAAAGGCCCAGATCATTTCCGAAAGAATCCAGTCCCAACGCATGAAGTGTAGACTATCAGTATCCCACTCATTTTCCTTGGGTTGTGCCATGTGGCTACGCAAGTATTCTGGCACATCCTCATCATCGGTGTGTGGTGCACCGTGCTTGGTAGCTTGTAACTGCCGGAGTCCTGGAAGGATGATGTCGGCCAGGGTATGGTCGAAGCTCCAGGTGTCCCATGGATCAAGTTGAACATAAGTCCAGCGTGGGTGGACACGGTCTAGGAACCATTGTATTCCTTTACAAATGGGATCTAAGATCTTGATCCATGGCTCATAAGGATTATTGGGTTCATCTGCGAGATTGTAAATGCGATCTTCGTCCTGTTCCCAAAAGCAAACGGTCTTAAGGATAACATACGGTGATATCCAATGGTTACGATACTTGCTTGTCCAAACTTTCATTCTAGTCCTTTGTCTTTTACGCCGGCCTCATACCAGCGTGTGAAGGGTTCATCATACACAGGTTTGATCATCATCTTGACACCGTGAACAAATTCCGCTTCGTATTCAATCCACTGCTCGATTTCACTATCTCTACGATAAAAGCGAATGGTGCCGGTAAAGTCTGCACAATGAACCCAACGCTGGTTTGACTGTTTCAGGTATCCGCTACTCCATCGACCGGGCTGTTCGACCCAGTCGGTGTCGTATTCCTCATGCCATAGATACCAGTTACCTGAAACCGGTTCCTGTTCTATCTTGTAATTATCCAACAGCTGACTTGGAGTATCTTTTGTTTGATACTCCTCACCCTCGAACCACAGTTGATCAAACATGCCCATTACAGCTCAATCCCTAATGTAGCCGGTGCATGGTCAATCAAATCACCTTTATCATCACTATAAAAGAACGCATCTGAGTCTACAATCTTGATTCGCATGTCGGTGTGACGCAGGTCATAATCCACAAAGTCGTGTGGAGCACTGCTATAGATCCTAAACACATAGCGATCTCCGCCACACCAGATTAGATAACCTTCTGCGCCATCGGCTGACTTGATCGTCATTCTACCAGCTTCCATCATCTAAGTATAACAGAACGCTCACAAACAGCCAACCTGCTCGCCACTGACGCCAGGGTGATCCCCATTCTGCGTTGTGTTCGGCACGTGTAATGGGCCGCCAATACCAATGGCACGGGTTAATGTTTAGACTAACAGTGATGCCCGAGTATCTGATCCAGTTCATTATATCTCCAAGTATTGCAGTTTGAACCAATCTGCGCTGGACTCGTGGCCCACATAGCCTCTAGGGTTACAGACCACACGGGTTTCGCCAATCCAGTAGTTGAAGTTGTGATGTGTATGCCCATGGAACCAATACCGAATCTGTGGGCGTGACTCAATAAAATCATCTAGCTTGGAGCGAAAGGCACCATTTAACAGGTCGCCTTTGTATTGTGCCGCTACACTCTGTTCACTAGGACAATGATGGCCGACCACAATGTAGCTACCAGGATCACGAGTCACATGATCAATGTATGACAACATTTTGGCATGATCCAGCGCACTGTCTTCAGGAGTCCAGCGGGCAGGTTCTTCTTTGCTCTTGTAGCCGATACGAATCATAGCACCTGTGTCATCCTTGCTATACTGTCCACCGTTTTTTCCATCCGCGGTCCATAAGGGATTGCGTTCATAGACAGGAACATTACGCACCACCATTCTATTGCTGTTAAGCACTTCGCGGAAGTCGTTCATTGCGCCCTGTGTGTAGTTTAGAGTAAGTGGATCCAGCTGGTTCATGTCGGTCCATAAGGTTCCGCAGACAAAAGTATGTCCTTGATGTGTCCATGACTCTTTTTCAAGAATATGTAAGTTACTGTAATCAAGGTGCTCTTTAAGTATGCTGTAAGTCTTTGCCACATCGCCTGAGTAGTGTTCATGATTGCCCATGATATAGACTACATGTTCGAATTCCTTACATACATGATCAAAAAACTCACGATACTCTCGGGCCAATGTTTGCATGTAGGTGGGCCGGCCATCCGCAAAGTGCTTGGCCACACAGATGTCGCCAGCCAGAACCAAGACATCAGCACCTTCAGTATTGTCCAGGGTGATGGGTCCAAATTCTAAGTGTACGTCTGATGCCAGGGCTATTTTCATTGTTTAAATTTTGTATTGATATGATCGTTTAACCAGGACCAGCATTCCACAAACAAATCATTGGGCAAGTGTTTGGGATCAATATTGGTCCTGGAAAAATACTGACTCATGTAATTATACTGTTCAAATAATTTTAAGTCAATGGATTCTTCCTTGTGTTGCAGTATTTCTGTGATAATTGGATCCACATCCAAGTGCTTGATCTGTTGCCATATGCGTTGTCGAAACTGTGCTGGAACATATCTAGGATCCAGACAGTCCGGGTTATACAGCTTGACAAATGACAGGTCAAATCTCTGCAGATCACGCCAGGCAGCAAAGCCGGGTAGATCAAACAGGCTCAGCACACTGACCACCGAATTGAATTTGAACGGTATGCCGTGATGCTGTAAAAGCGACAGATTGGATTCAAATCTGTCCTGATCAAAACCTGCCCGAGGCACATGATTCCAGGCCGGTGTGGCATCAAGGCTTATGGTGATGCTCAATTGGTCCCGATCCATGTGCTCCAACAACCACAGCAAGAACTTGTTGCTGGGCGGATTGAGATTGGTGTTGATTGATAATGTTCTGATCTTGTTGGAATTCATATCCAACAACTTTTGTAGATTTCGTTGTTGCATCAAGGGTTCACCGCCCAACAGCTTCAAGAAAACTGATCGATCCGGGCAGGTTTGTACATAGTCCTGTATCTGCTGTAGCCAATGATCTGTACTGGCTGGATGCGGTAATGGTTGGAGATTTTGTTTGGCAGACAAGCTGATATCTCGGAGCATGCCTTGCGTTTGCACAGATTCCTGCCATAGGCTGCTGTATTTGGGACTACAGTACGAGCACATGTGATTGCATAGATTTGAAATATACAGCTCAATCTGGTTGTGATTATTGTGTACCGACTGTTGTCTATATGAAATTCGACCTTGCTGTTCTTCTCGCCAACAGTGCTCACACCCGGGCAACTCTATGCCCTGTGCCAGCTGATCACTTTCCTGTTGCCACTGATTGATATAGGATTCAACAGTACGTACATCATCAATCACTTCACCATGAGCGCGACAACACGATGCTACCTTGCTGATCTGTAGATAAAATGTCTTTTGATTGCCCTTAAGGCCGCAGGCTTTAGATACCGGACTCATTGTTTTCAATTTCTGCACGCAACATTCTCACAGCTTCGTGGTCACCACCGGCTAGATAAGCAGTCTTGTCTGGGAATCTGGCTTGGAAAGCCTGTTTGATATCTGCCACCGAGTTGCCTTGGCAAACGAACTGTTTGTCTTTGTTGTTGTAACAGAAAAACACGCCGTTTTCCAGTTCAACATCTAGTCCGACCAGGTCAGCCTCGATCTCGGTCATGACTCGACCAACCATGCGATCAATACGGTTCCGCAGTTGCCAATACAGATACCAACCATACAGCAAGACCATGACTGCACCAATGCTGATGCCTAGTGCTATAGCCGCTATATCCAATTCAATCATGATAATCCTCGGGCTTCTACGCCTTGAGTGTACCATTCAGTAAGCGGTTCAGGTTCGTCCCATTCTTCGTAGCCCCATTCGGCTGAGGCAACTTCTTTATAGCGATCTGGGTCACGGCCGCAGTCCCATTCGTCGGTGTTCATGTATTCACCATCATAGCTGGTGGTTCCTACAAAACCAGCACCGGGTTCCCAGTAGCTGAGTTCAAACTCGACACGCCCATCCTCAAAGGCCCAGGTTTCAAAGGCCTGTATGGGTGGAGCCCAGGCCGTGCTGAAACTGAAACTGATAGAGTCCTGTTCCTTGTCGTTGTCGATGTAGACATCGCTCAACGGCCACTTAGTTCCCCACGAATTTATACGCCACGAATACCAATCTTGATCGCCTTCAAACTTAGGTTCAGGAACCATCCAGTTCAATAAATTTCCTTCTGGGTCTTTAAGTATGGTTTTGATTTCTCTAATTACTGGTTCTGGACCGGTAATAGTTGCCCGTCCGCTACACCAATTTGGCATACACAATTCCTTTTATATTGATTACACTGCAATTATACTATAAATGGATTTACTGGTCAACTGGTAAATATAGGTGTAGTTCGCGGGCTGGAACCCCAACTACTCTAATGCTTAAAGGAGCAATCAGCATGTGTATTTACTGCGGCACACCTAAATATCGAAAAATCTACCAAGCACACAATGGTCGCATACCAAAAGATAGCAACGGTCGTAGATATCATATACATCATGTAGATGGTAATCGAACGAATAATCAAATCAACAATCTCATTGCGGTTTCTATTGAAGATCATTACCAAATCCATCTAAAGCAAGGAGATTGGGCCGCTTGTATCAAATTGGCTGGACAGATGTCCTGGAGTCACGAAGAAATTTCAAAGTTGGCTCAAATGGCAGCGGAAAAACATGGTTATCATCCACCGAGTCAAAAAGGAAAACGATACTGGAATAATGGATTTACAAATCGCATGTCTGTTGAATGTCCTGGAGATGGATGGATTCAAGGAAAAATATTGTATTGTAACCGAACTGAATTGGGCAAAAAAATAAGTGCTATCAAAAAGGCAGAAATGACAGACGAAAAACGAGAACTTTTACGATCCATGTCATTAAACAATGGTAGCCGTCCGCCAAGCCAAAAAGGCAAACGGGTATGGAATAATGGAATAACACAGACTATGGCTTTTGAATGTCCGGAAGGATTTGTGGCCGGTTTTTTACGCAATAGATGATCAAGAAAAAGCCGGGCATTGCACCCGGCTTGTGGTCAATATCCGCGAACGGGATATTAGAGTGTGATACCCATAGCTTGAGCTTTGTAGCCAAGAGCCACTAACTTACGGCTTGGCTTGCCGATTACATATTCTGTGACCTGCACACCGTTGCCAGCTTTACGAGAATTCGTATAGACAGCAAATCCATGTTGGCGGATACGGGTGATTTCAGCTGACAAGTTTTTTACGCCCATCTTGCTTGCTTTGCTGGCGGTCAAAGCCTTGCCTTCTTGTAATGCGGAAAATACCTTAAAAGTTTTTGTTTCTGGGTTGATGAATTTCATGTGATACCTTTCTATGTTAAACGCTGTTTAACAACAGCATGATGCTAGTATAGCACGGTATTGCACAATGCGCAACATGCTTTGGACAAGCATTTAGCCATAAATAACAAAAAAGGCTAACAATACCCCATGACTTCATTTACCACATTCGCCCTACAAACCTACGCTGCCAACAATGTTGTGCAGGTCGCCAACATAGCTGGTATGGTTTCGGGTGTGCCAATCACCTTCACAGGTTCGGCTTTTGGCAATATAGTACCAGGTGCCAACTACTATGTGGGCAACATAACCGCGGTAAATTCCATTACTATCGCTTCTTTCCCGGGTGGTGCGGCCTATCCGCTCAGCAACGGTACCGGCAACATGACCGCTGTGTTCACATCAGGCGGACAAGAACTGATCAACACAGGAACAGCGCCCGACGATGGCACAGGATCGCCCATACGCACGGCCTTTACCGATACCAATGTAAACTTTGATCAGATATTTGCTGCAGGTCCTGTGGGCTCCAACATAAGGATCGTCAACAACACCATACTGACCACCAATACCAATGGCAACCTGGTGCTGAATCCCAATGGCATTGGCAATGTCATAGCCAATGCTCACGTCATACCCAACGCCGCCAATATACGCAATTTAGGATCGGCCAATCTGCGCTTTGCCACAGTTTATACACAGTATCTGGACGTGAATCAGTTTACCAATCTGACCATTACTACAGCCAACTTACACATCTTAGGTGGATCCAACGGCTATGTGCTACAGACCGACGGCACAGGCAATCTGACCTGGACTGCCCAGACCGGTGGTGGAGGCAACGGTGTGCCTGGTGGTGCCAACACACAGATACAGTACAACAATGCCGGTTCCTTTGGTGGTAGTGACAGTTTTACCTTTGATGGTGGCAATGTCCAAATCGTGGGTGCCAATCTTGTGGTCAATCCGGGTGCCTATCTATTAAACGTTTACGGTGCATCAGCATTTATGGGTTCCTTGACCGATGGTGGCATTGGTATAACTACGGCTACCACCACCATCAGCACTCCGGTCACCCTGGTCGATGGTACCTTGTCAGCCAGCGGAACTGTTACTGCCAGCAACTATGTGGGCGGCAGTTTACAAAATCCCGACAGTGCTACAACAATATTTGCCAATCCAAGCAATGTGGTGATCAATCCCTCCAGCTATCCTTTTGGTGCTAGTTGGACTTTTGATAGATCCGGTTCACTCACAGTGCCAGGCTTGTATGGCAACAGTACTGGACTTATAACTGCTGCACCCCAAAAAAGTTTGACCTTACAGACTCAAGCTGAATACAATGTTGTGGGCTCTTTTGCCAATGGTTCTGGATATAGCACTGCTACCAACGTGGCCACCACAGGTGGTACAGGTACTGGCTTGACCGTGGACATTACCGCTCCGTCGGGCTCAGTCACTTCTATTGTGGTCAACAATCCTGGGACTGGCTACAGCAACGACGACACCATTCTTGTTACTGGTGGCGATAACAACTGCGATTTTGTTCTTGAAAATCCCAACCCATCTACAAATAGTGCCGCATTTCCTTGGCTGTTTGGCATCAACGGGCAACTGACAACACCGGGTGAAGCTTGGGTTAAATCAGGAGACAACTACAACAGCATCGTATTCACACCTGACGGCACTACCGACAATGGACACATCAAGGTAGATGGCGGGCAGAACATGGTGTTGCGTTCTGGTAGCAACTTCTACGTGAACCGTAACGGTCAGGACAAAATCGCTGTCACTGACACCACCTCCGATTTCATGGCTGCTACCAATGTGCGCATACAGTCAAACCGTGCCGGATCAACTAACACATGGGTGTTTGATACTACCGGTAACTTGTCAGCACCTGGCAACATTATTGCTACTCAATACATATTAGCCAGTGCCGGTGGTAATACCGTCAGTGTAATACGCCAAAATCAAAATCCACCTGTGGGTTCAGAGCCATTTGGCATAGAAATGTCTACCTTGTCTGATACTCCAGGTATCTACAGCAGCATATCAGCCGGACCAGACTATGTGACTCTAAACAGTAGCAATGGCGGCAACGCCAACGTGACCTTGCAAGGTGGCTACGGTGTCACTATCAGCACTACTGATCCTGCCGGCAGTAACGAACATGACTGGACATTTGGTACCGATGGCGAATTCTACTTGCCAACAGGTGGCAGTTTGGGTCCTGTTGGCAAGGGCTGGACTGGTCTAGGCGGCGGCAATGGCAACCCATTGAGCATGACCAGCTACTATTCCGACGGCATGTATTCCAGCTGTATTAACCTGAACCCAGATGGCACCTTATACATAGCCACCTACGGTGACGGCACCGGACAGCAAGGCAACTGGAATTTTAGCAACACCAATTTAACTGTCACAGGAAATTCTACAATAGCTATTGCCAATGCCACAAGTGGCCAAGGTGGCAGTAGCCTGACTCTGCAGGCCGGTGCTAGTGATACAGTTACATACAACGGCAATCCAGGCGGCGACCTAAACATCATCGGCGGCTATGGTTCGTTTGGCGACGGTGGTGGTGGCCCAGGTGGCAATGTCAATATTACCGGTGGCGGCAGTAGTGATTCAACTCCAGGCAATGTCAACATTAGTTCTGGCAGCAACATAAACATCAAGACCTATATGGGTGCAGGATTGGCGGGCGTTTGGACCTTTGACAACACCGGTACCTTAACCATTGCTGGCAACATCAACGGCGATGGCGCAAGCCCAGCACCCAGTATCAACGGATTTGACAGCATCAACGCTTTGACCATCAGTGCCTCTGGCAATGTGTATGGCACCAACTTTATTGGTAACGTTGCGGGTAATTTAGTCAGTGGTGATAACTTGGCCGGCTTTGATCAGTTTGGCGACTTTGTATTACCAAGTTCAGTATTTTTTGGTCGCTATGCCAACCAGGGCTTGGCTGTCACTACCAGTGCCACCGGCGCTACCATAGCCGCTCCGCAAACAGGACAAAACTTAATATTCCAGACCAATAGCGTAGGGCCAGTGTATCATAA